AGCAACCATACAATAAAGCGTCAGGAGCGTTCGTCCCTAACCAAGTAGTTGTTGTAGTAGGGGACATGCCATCTGGACTATACACATAATGGAACTCCATTGAATAGTCTACGTCAGGCATCGGGGCTACTAATAAATTATTATCATTAAATATAGCATAGTATTGAGGACGCGCCTTCTCCGTTAAATCAGGATAGGCTTCTTGTAGAAAGTTAACATCTTTATTAATAAGAAAATAATAGTTGTTCGACGAAACTACCGACAAAGAAAAGGGCGCAAGAAAATCTGCTGGCAATCCTAAGTACTTGTTATCTTGGGATAATGTTCCAGAAACATTCTTACGGAATACAGGTAACTGTACTTCCATAAGTATTCTTTGTTCAGCGTTTGTAATGAACTGACCAATCTGAGAAACAAATGTTGTTTCTGTATTATCAGTGTAATCTTTAATCGCCTGAACAAGAGTGCTATAAGTAAATGCCATATCTCTAACTCGTTGTTACTGTTACTGCGCCAATAGCAGAAGCAATTCGCATCGTCTGCAAACCTTGGGCACCTAATATTCTGGCACTGTTACCATCTCCTACAGGGTCCCAAGAAAACAACCCACGTCCTGCCGTTGCACCTGTAGGACGAGGATCAAAAAGAGCTTGAGGGTCTGTGATAGGGATAACTCCTACCCAGTTCTGTGGTTGGTCCGGGTCGAATATATCTCGCCCAACCCTAAGACCCGTCTTAACACCCTTCTGAACTTCATAGACAAGCTCTCCTAAGGGGTAACGAAACCCTGTCTTGTCGCAATACCCAAAAGCATATTTACCACGCGCATAAGGATAGGCCATTAATAATACTCCGCAAATGGTACGAAGCGGAAAGGTGACTTAACTCTGTTCTGTTCTGCCGCTAATTCAAACTGTTCCTCATAATCACTCTTTAAGAGGGGTATCCTATTCGCGGCTTCAGGTTTCTTCATAGCTATATAATAGGCTAGACCAGCCGTCATAGCAGGAAGGAATAGGGCTGGGATGTCATAGTTATTCGAACCCTTGGTTCCTGTGTCCGTCATTCTTCGGATACGCCAGTATACAAACTGTGCGCTTGTGAACTGTGAACTTGCCGTGGGATAAATGTGAATAACTGGTGCTGATTGTTGTCGGTCTATCCAATATTGATTGGGTCTGCCCTCGTCCAGTTTGTCAGGGACTTGTGCGTATGTAACAGGAGATACCCGCGCAATGCTAGAATCAATTTGTAGAGTGACATTTGCCGGGTTAGTTCTAACCACAGCCTCCAGAATATCTAGCGTATCCGCGTCTAATGTATATGTTTCTGTTCCTTGGGTAAAAGCAAAATTCTTTTCTTCTATCGTCCAAAGATTAAGCCCACGGTTTTGCCATTCGAGACCCATGAGGTTAAGACTACGACGTGCGGTTTTAAGATCGTAACCGGACCGCATCTCCAGACCAGCCCTCTCAAAAGCCTCCTCAGCCATCTCATTAATGTCGAGATTAAAAGTTGCGGTTGTCTCAATAGCCATTTTTCTATGTCTTCTTCCTCATCTTTCCAAGGGTTACAGCTAACCGTGCCCTCTTTCCTGTTGCACCACCCTTCTTAGCCGCCGCTTTGAGTTTCTTCTTAGGGATTGTTTGCCCCTTCTTTACTCCAAGGGATTTGCGAAGCGCACCGGGTTTCTTTACCGCCTTACCAATCCAGTCCCTTTTTTTCCGAGACACTACTTATTCTTCTGGTTATATTTACGGTTATAAGAACTCGAAGCAACACCACCACCACCTTGCATACCACGGCGACGTTTACTTAACTCGTACATATCCTCACCAGCTTCGCGCACAGACATACTTCCTTTAGGAGCTAGCTCTCCAGCCATTGTGCCGCGTCCTGACATGGAAGATCCGCCCATGTAGCCACCAGCGTTCATAAGAACTGCATCGTCAGTTTCCCTAGGTATACGAGTTCTACTACGAGAAACCCCGTCTCTCATATCTCTAGGAGAAACAAATTGCTGTTCCATTCCAGACATTCCACTCATCTGGTTCATCTGGTTCATTTGCCTATTCATTATAGCTTTTTGATGTTCCCTGTCTAAAGCTTGTTGCTGTTTCTTGCCGGGCATATTATCCTCCTACGCCATTGGGCCGTAAGTGTATAGACCTTTAGTTTGTCTAATCACGTTACCGCCTTTGTTTACACCATAGGCAGGAACGCGCCGCTTCTTAGCTTCGCCTACGTCACCACCTGTTCCTTCAACCTCAACAGGCATACGACCATACGCATCTTCCGTGTTGATGTTGTTAATCTTTGCTGTCTTGGGATTTAATGTTGGCATTACGCTTTCCTTTTCTTTCTGCCTTTGTCCATAGTCTTGACGGCGGCAAACTTACGACGCCCCATCTTCTTCTCCATCCCTTCGCTCTCGTTGCGACGGGCACCAAATTTACCTTTGGTCTTGCGGTTACGAGAACCGAGAGACTCATCTAGCTTAGCATTAAAGCCCTGTTTCTTTTTCGTCGTCTTTTTTGCGGGCGTCTTTTTCTTTGTAGAACCGCCTCCATTAACCTTCTTACGCATAACTTTATTCCCTTCACTAATTGCTATAGCCTTCGCCTGTTTAGAATCAGTAACCTTTTTTCCTGTACTACTTTTTAGAGTTCCTCTTTTGAACTCTCTCATAACTGTTGTGACCTTATTATCTTTAGCAGTCACTTCATAATCTCTACTATCACGGTAAAGAGACCCGCAATAATAGCCACATTAGAACCATAGATCACCATCTCTATCCTTGAGAGACGACGGCCTACAGCTTCCCACCTCACAGCACATTCTCTTTCGTGTGCCATGAGTTCCGCTTTTATGTCTGATTCTTTCACCCTACTTACCCAGCATACATGAAGGTTACAGACGTAAGAAGGTCTGTATCCACTGGCATATCTAAGCTCATAGAATCTTTAAAACGAATACCGTTGTCTCCAATGCTAGGATAATTAACTACCCCTGCACCTGCACCGGGATTAAACACTATCTTGGATGTCCCAGCCGCTAGAGATGTAGACCCGTTTAACAGGGTAATCTCCTCACCAGCCGCGTTAGCGGCCTGAACCATATACCAGTTCTTGAGTCGAGTATTCTGATTATTAACCATAATCCTTATACCCGCTACCGCTCCAACTTTAATGTTGTTCGAATCAGAAGCACTGCCTTTGACTGAAGCTATGTATTTAAAGTACTTGGTACCGTCAACAGTGGCACTGCTAGGTCCTGTGATATCTTCACTAATAACACTGTTATCAACGCCAAGACCTGTTACTGTATAAGTAATAGCACTAGAGTTTCCGTCTGAGGTTATTGAAGGTATACGAGACAGTTCATTCAAAATGACATGCCCAGCATTATCTCCAACAGTCAAAGCATTGGTAGCCGAACTGCTGTAGATAAAATTAACTTCCGTCCAGAGACTGGTAGTATAAACAGAATTATTATTAGGCCCTGCAAGTGTCTCTTCAGTCACAATACCTGACCCGTTCTTACCTCTGATCGTTAAGTTAACAGCAGAATTGTTCTGAGCAGATGTCAGGGAAACTCTACGAGGCTGGTTTAACGAATAGTTAACACGCCTCTGCCCTTCGGTCTCTTCAGAATCAGCACCATTAATAGCTAGTTGCCCGGTCACACTCTGTGATGTACAGATACCGTCACCATCTCCAGCCGTAGCCCACCCTCCGTCAAGGTTCACATAGAACTCATTGTCTGTGTTAGCCTGAGAATCAGCTACAACATCATCGTCTGCGACAGGATTGCTCTTGCTTTCAGCGACAGCGGAGTAGGTGAAAGTGAATGATTTTAGATCGCTCTCACTCATATTACCCTCCTGTTACGTAACTATGTTAATGCCTTGTGCATATAAGACTGTAAAATAACCGTTTCCACTAGAAACACCACCACCAGTATCTGTATACTGGAAGGTTACTCTAACATCGTCCGCCCCAACATCTGCCCAAATAAGTGCTCCACCAGCCTGAGTAGTAGGATAGTGTCGGCCTACTGCGGCGGCTAGGTCATAAGTATTTAAGAAGGCTGTGATCAATCCACCGGACTTTCCAATATCAAGCGTCTTAACGCCACCACCGTTAAATGTAACTTCCACGTCAATAACGATATCAATAATCTGAGAGTCAGCGGGGATAACAATGTTGGTAGTTGTAACGCCAGTGTCGGTATAAGCAAACGCCGAGGCTTGAGACATGACCACATGACCTGTGTTCTTTATGTCCGTACCGACGGTCGTTCCTGTTGTTGTGACAATAGGACTCGCGAGAATTGGTCCTGAGAAGGTTGTATTACCCATAGTAAGCTCCTTACAAAGCAGTTTTGACCTAGAGTCGTGTAAGCGTCTGCTGGACCAGTCGCTAGGTCTGTGGTGTTCCAGTTAATTTATTATAGCATCAAATGATAATTCTTACACCCCTAATGTTAAATTAAAGGGAGAGACAAGCTCTCCCCCTAATCTTTTACGAGCTACGCGCCTTCACACCCGAACATGCCGAGAGGATCAGATACTCCAAAGGAATATCTTTCACGAGCCTTATAGCGAACATTACCTGTGTCAAAATCTCCATCCATAGAAGTCTGGAGAGGAACACGAGTAAAATGTTTCATACCATTAGGAACATCAGTAGTAAGATACCAAGAGTCTGTGTCAGTGAGAAAATGGTTCACTGCATAGCCTTCTGGAATCGTACCGTTGTTTTTAATGGCGTTGATGTCGTTATCCGCCGTACCCGTGCGACCTTCCGAATCTAAGATCCGGGTAGCCACAAACATATTGTTCGGTGGGACAACTAGCTTACGTGGACGAGCCGCGATCAAAAGACCCTTCTCGTCTACCCAGCCAGTAATTTGAATAACCGCCGCTTCAAGACTGGTCTCATTGAGATCAGCTTGAGTTAGAGGTGTATTCGCATTAGTACCGCCAGCAACTGTTGGGTGAGCGATGTTAAACAAAGAAACACCATCGCCTGAGTCAAAGTTATCAGTGGTTGGAAGTCCTTGGTTAAGAGGATACGCCGCCTTCACCTGTTTGGTGTACGCCATAGCTCTTGCCAAAGCTTTCGTATAACGCGCTGAAAGCGAATCATACAAGTTATCTTCCATAGCTTCCTCTGTGATGGAAAAACCCATCGCAATGGTTTCGTTGTTGTAACGAACTGAGAAACTCTCACTAGCCGTATCGTAGGCAATAGCCGCACCCTCAGCTTTAACTGGGGCTTGACCAAAACCTGTCAACTTAACTTCTTCTTCGAAAGAGCGATCTGAGGTTTCTGTCTCATAGATCTCTTCATGCTCATTCTCATAAGTTTCATAGGTTAAGCCGAATAACGCATTAAGGCCGGGAAGAAGCTCCTTCAGCATCTGTGCTCTTGAAATAGCCATCTACTTAGCCTCCTATGCTAATGTTGACATGTCGTACTGATGCACGCCGGGGTTCCAAGTAACTAGAACATCCGGGTATGTATCAGTATAGTTGTTATTTGGAGTTTCAAATAAACCAACTACACGAACAGCCAAGGTTGCTGTGGTAGCCGCGTCAGCGTCTACCGTCATTTTACTTTGCTTACTCAAGTCCAAAGTATTAACAGCAGTGATATTCGTCAGTGCAGAGTTCTTACCCTGATCTGTCGCTACCATTGTTGCATCTGCTTGGATCTTAAAGACCGCGCGAGGGTTGTCCCAAACATACACTTGTACGTCTGTATGACCAGACCCGGTCATTGCACTTGCACCCAGATTGTTACTGAATGTAAGGGCACCAGTGGAACCGTCAACATAACGGAAACCAGAGGCTATGCCTATGGGAGTGTTCGTAGCAGAAAACGTAGTCGTCGGGGTGCCAGTAATTGCGGCTGTAACACCAGCACTAAAATGAACAGGTTGCCCTGAAAATATAGCGTTAGTATTATTCGACCCTAGTGGATACATTGTTTGTCCACCAGTGTTATACCCTTGACCAAGTATTCCTACTTGTACCATCCCATAAGCGGCATTTGTTGAACCAGCCATGATTCAATCTCCTTCTTATGTGATGAGAAGAGCTATTGCCCTCCTCTGCCAAAATCTACCCTCGTCTTTCTCTCCGAATCTAGAAGAGGCATCCGAGGATCGTTCTCCCGCATATAGTTAGCATCAACTGCCGCCATCTGATCTTCAGCTATCTTACGATAGTAGTTTGATCTTTCGACAACTTTCTCCTCTGGCATTTTGCAAAGAAGAAGTCCGCCGACCTCAATGTTCCCGTCTGTTCCAAATCGAGACCCTACATCCGAAAGGATGCAAAGTTCGGGGTGGTCTTCAGCCCTACAGGGCGTCCATCCTCCTCGGAACTTCTTTGATACGTTGGTGTTATCAGCCACACCCATCATAGAACTTCTAATCCATCTAAACGTCCAACCGTCCTGCGGGGTCGGGTCGGGTAGTATAGAAGGCGGTGCCCAAGGGGCTTCTGCACGTGAAGCTTCAGACTCAACTTCACGAGTGTCGTGATCTCTTATTGTACGGTCATCCATGCGCCATCTCCTTTGCAACTTCTTTAGCATACTGTTCAGGCGTTACTCCCAGCTTCTTGGCGAGATCAATCTGGGTGCCCGTTAATTGTACTTTGCGTGGGGACTTACCGCCTCTTGTAGCGGGAGCAACCACGGACTTGCGAGGTTTTTCTGAACTTGCAGAATTACCCTCGAATTGATCAGGAAACACTGATCTCATTCTTTCGTCTATTGCAGTGTAGTATGCCTCAGGATCATTGGCAGGGTCAATCCCCTGTTTTCGAATCTTTGCATCTACACCGTAAGCAAATGAAGTCATCTCCTCGTCACCCTTTGGTCCGAACCAAGGATTATCTCGTAACCATTCGATAGTCTTTGGATCAAGAGGCTGTTGTTCTTGTTGCGCCATCGGAGCAGGTTGTGCTTGCTGGACGGGGGCCTCTTGAGGTGGAGGTCGTAAATCTTCTACGCTCTTTTTTTCGTACAGAGCCTCATTTACTTTGCGTTGCGCTTCAACGATACGATCTGTATCACCAGAATCGTACGCGTCTTTAAAATCTTTTTCAGCAGACTTAAGATCCGTGTCAGATTTAGATTGTGTTGCATTATAAAGAGCTTCATTGCCCCTCTGCAATAATTGTTTTAGCTGACGGTTCTCCGTAATAGTCCGCTGAGTATGGGCTAATGCCTCATTGCTTTGACGTTCTGCTTGCTCTTTAGCCCGCCTCTGCTCATGAAATTCATATTTAAGTTTTTTGATTCGTTTTTGAACACGATCAGAATACTGTTCGATCTCACCCTCATCATCCAACTCATCGTCTTCATCTGGAGAAGCTTCCACATCACGTTCAGCTACCCTGTCTTCTGGTGGGGTGTCGTCCACTACTTCTATTTCCACCTCGTCCGTATCTAGGACTTCAGCGTTT